TATTTTACCGTGGATTATACCGATTCAGAAATTGGTGATGATCCTGCACAACACAAACAATCTCATGTTCTGGAACTGCTTGATGCAGGCGAATGGACAGGGAACATAATAGCATTACCGAATAATCGTGTCAGGGTGTCCCATCCCGCTTGGTTTGAAATGGGAGAAGGCGCACCTGATTTTAGACCATCCCAGCATGTCCATTACAGCAAATCTGATCTGGATTACACGCTGGATGTGAACAGGGTATTTGATAACTTATATTCAGGGGTTAAAGATGAAAAAGAAATCTAAAGGCTATGCCAAAGGCGGCATGATGAAAGCTAAAGGCATGAAAGCTGGCGGCAAAATGCCTATGGCAAAAGACCCGAAAACTGGTCAGATGGTTCCAACCTTCGCTATGGACGGCAAAGGCAAAATGATGGGTGGCGGAAAAGTAATGATGGCTCCCAAGGGAATGAGTGCTGGTGGCGCAGTAACAGCAATGAACAAGGACAGAAAGAAAAAGTCCAAGGGCATGGCTAAAGGTGGCTCAATTGCGAGAGGATCAGGTGCAGCAAGACCCCAAAAGTTCGGAAAAAACGGATAGAGCTAAAAGAATATCAGCTCTAATAAATCGTGGTGCAGCAGTTTTAAAGAAAGCATTAAAGTTAAAAGAAGAAACTGTTGTAAAACAAAAAGCACCTAAGAAGATGCGTAAAATTTCACTAGATGCGGCTTTTGAGAAAGAAAAAAAGTCTCAAGGCAAAAGGAAGAAATAATGGCTAATAGGCGCACAAAAAAAATTAGATCACTTGCATATGAAAATCAAAAAAATCCTGAAAGCTTAAAACAATTTGCAGGTGGCGATGACTCTCCTGAGAGTGTAAAAGCAAGAGAAAAGAAAGCAAAAAGAAAAATGAAAGAAACGCTCAAAAGAAGAGCAAAAGATGCTGCTTCTTCAGCAAAAGCAAGGATTGCCAAAAATGTTGCTAAAGCAGGATCTAGGCTGGCAGCGCCAGTAGGTGTTGCATTAGGAGCAATAGAAACTGCAAAAGGTGTAAAAGAAGCAATTGGCGATCCTTTTATAAGTGATGGCACTCTTATGAGTAAAAAAATAACAAAAAGAAGAGATCCAGAAACAGGCAGATCAGTAGAAGAATTATCAATCCGGCCTGTTAGTAGCAGAATAAAAGAACCTCTTTCTGAATTAGAAGAAGCAAGTAGACGAGGCAGGATGGCTTCCTTGGGTCGTGGTATGGCAATGAAAAAAGGCGGAAAAGTTCCTAGTTGGCAAGATCACGTTAAATCAAAGTATGGCAAATAAATTATGGCAATAGACCCTGCACTTAGCCCGTTTGATGAAGACATTGACGGGATTGGTGGTTTAGAGATCAGCATTGAGAACCCCGAATCGGTATCTATTGAGACCGAAGATGGCGGTGTATTGATTGATTTTGATCCCAACAATCCTTTGACCGGGGGGATGAATCATAGCTCTAACTTGGCTGAGTTTGTTGATCCAGCAGAGTTAGACAGGCTGGGTTCAAGTTTGGTGGGTTCTTATCTTTCTGACAAGGATAGCCGCAAAGACTGGGAAGACTCTTATATACGTGGACTGGAGCTTCTTGGATTAAAGTTTGAAGACCGCACCACTCCTTGGGATGGGGCATGTGGCGTATTCCATCCTATGCTTTCTGAAGCAGTTGTTCGCTTTCAGGCACAGACTATACAGGAGATTTATCCTGCTGCTGGCCCAGTCAAGACAGATATTATAGGAAAGATTACCCCGGAAAGGGTAAAGCAGGCAGAAAGGGTTCAGGATTATCTGAACTATGTCATTACCCAGAAGATGGTGGAATACAGAACTGAAACAGAAAAATTACTTTTTTCTCTTCCTATTGCAGGATCAGCGTTCAGGAAGGTGTATTACGATCCTAACATGGGCAGACCTTGTGCCATGTTTGTTCCTGCCGAAGATTTTGTAGTCAGCTATGGAGCTTCTGATTTAACGACATGCGAAAGAGCAACGCATGTTATGAAGAAAACTGCTAATGAAATCAGGAAGTTACAAGTTTCTGGTTTTTACAAAGATATTGATCTTGGCAATCCAAGTCTTTCTGTAAGCGACATTCAACAAAAGTACAACGAATTAACGGGTGACTCTGCCACTGAAAGCCAAGGCTATGATATGGATAGCCGTTATACATTGCTTGAAATGGTAGTAGACATTGACTTGGTTGGTTATGAAGACACCCAGAGAGGAGAGCCTACAGGCATTGCTCTTCCTTATGTTATTACTATTGAACAAAGTTCTCGAAAGATTTTATCAATCAGAAGGAACTGGTCTGAAGAAGATCCCAAGAAACTGCCTTTACAACACTTTGTACACTACCAGTATTTACCTGGATTCGGTTTTTACGGCTTTGGTCTAGTACATATGATCGGTGGATTGTCTCAATCAGCCACCTCATTGCTAAGACAGTTAGTAGATGCAGGCACATTGTCCAATTTACCGGGCGGATTGAAAGCCAGAGGGCTAAGAATTAAGGGGGATGAGACCCCAATCATGCCTGGAGAGTTTCGTGATGTTGATGTTCCCGGTGGAGCAATCAAAGACAGTATCACATTTATGCCTTATAAAGAGCCTTCTAACGTGTTGTATCAGCTTCTGGGCGATATTGTTAATGAAGGACGTAGATTTGCATCAGCAGCAGACGTAAAAGCCGCAGATATCAATGGTGAAGCCCCAGTAGGAACCACTCTAGCGGTCTTAGAACGCGAAATGAAGGTAATGAGCGCAGTTCAAGCGCGAGTTCACCACTCAATGGGGCAGGAAATCAGGATTTTAGCAGAAATTATCCGTGATTTTGGGCCTGAAACGTACCCATATGAGCTTGAAGGCGAAGAAGTTACCTCCAAAGACTTCGATGACCGTGTAGATGTCATCCCGGTAAGCGATCCTAACGCTGGAACGATGGCTCAACGCATCATGCAGTACCAAGCGGCACTACAATTAGCGGCTCAAGCCCCTCAAATGTACGATATGCCCCTGTTGCACCGTCAAATGATCGAAATCCTTGGCATTCGGGACGCAGATGAGATAATTCCGACAGATAAGGACTTAAAACCCATTGATCCAGTGTCTGAAAACATGGATATCCTCAATGGCAAGCCTGTTAAGGCGTTTATCTACCAAGATCACGAAGCGCACATCCAAACACACCTGTCTGCGGCACAAAATCCGAAGATTATGGAGTTAATGAGTCGCGCACCGCAGGCTAAGATGATTGAAGCGGCTATGGCAGCGCATATTCAGGAACATGTAGCGTTTGCGTACCGTGCAGGCATTGAGAAAGAGCTTGGTGTGGAATTACCGCCTCCAAACGAGCCATTACCAGAAGATATAGAGCTTAGAATCTCCAGATTGGCAGCTCCTGCTTCAGCTCAGTTGACTGGAAAAGCCCAGCAAGAAGCACAAATGCAACAGCAAATGAAACAGATGCAAGATCCTGTTATACAGATGCAACAGAAGGAGCTTCAGCTTAAAGAAGCAGAGCTTCAGGGCAAAGCCCAGCTTGAGATGGCTAAAGTGCAGATGGCGATGGGCAAAGCAGTGGATCAGAAAGAACTTGAGCTTCAGCGTCTCGATCAAAATGAGCGCATTGAAACAGCTAGAATTGCAGCCAAGATAGCGGCTGATAATCTAAAAGCAGAGACTGAAGAACAAAGAGTAATGACAGAGAAAGAGGCAGATGCCTTTAGAGAAGGCGTTGGTCTTGTTAAAGATATTACCTTAGAGAAGGTAAGAAAGGGTGAGTGATCGTCTTTCTAATAACATTCTCGAAGTTTTAAGAGACACGATCCGCAGGGAAATGAATCAAATAACAGATCATATTGCTACTGGATCTTGTAAGGATCATAGCGAATACACTCATTCTTGCGGAGTAATCAAAGGACTTGCTCTTGCAGAGAGAGAAATACTAGACCTCAATAAGAGGGTTGAGGAACAATAATTCGTCATAATGACGCAAGCGACTCTGGACGCTAATTCCAGTGCAGGAAATGACAATGAGTGCAGCAGAAAAGTTAGACCCCTCAGAAGATGAAAGCGCAGAAAAAGCGAAACAGCTTCCAGAGCCTAAAGGTTACAAAATCCTTATTGCAATGCCCGGAGCAGAAGAAATGACTGAAGGTGGCATTATTAAGGCAGCAGTAACCAGGCAGCTTGAAGAAGTTGGAGCTATGTATGGCATGGTTTTAAAGCTTGGGCCAGATGCTTATGCAGATAAAAAACGGTTTCCTAACGGGCCGTACTGCAAAGAAGGAGAACTCATACTAATGAGGTCTTACTCTGGAACCCGATTTAAAATTCATGGCAAGGAATTTCGCTTAATTAATGATGACAGCGTAGAAGCTGTGATTGATGATCCAAGGGGGCTAGAAAAAATATGAGTGATACAGAGCAAATTCAAGAAGAACCTCAAGAGGCTCCAATGTCTTTTGAAGATAGGTTCTTGGGTGTTAGGCACAAAGTTGTTAAGTCCGTTGAAGAAAAACTGGAAGAAAAAAATCAACCAGAAGTTCCTGAAATGGAGCTTGAAGTTGTTGATGAAAGAGAGCCAGAGGATAGAAAGCCTCCTCGATCTCAAAACGCTAAAGATGATGACGATGATGAAGAGTTGTCAGGGTATAGCGACAAAGTTAAAAAGCGGATTAACAAGCTTAAATATGAGTTTCACGAAGAACGCAGGGCAAGAGAAGATGCAGAGCGTTTAAGAGAAGAAGCAGTTCGCGTTGCTCAAGAGCTTAATAATCGTAATCAACACTTTCAAAATGTAATTAATCAAGGAGAAGGTGTCCTTGTTAATCAGATTAAAGAAAGAGCTGGTCTAGCTGTTGAGCAAGCCAAGTCTCAATATAGAGAGGCTTACGAGGCAGGTGAAACTGAAAAAGTTATTTCGGCTCAAGAGGCTTTAATAAAAGCCCAAGCAGAATTAAATGAAGCAGAAAAACAACATGCTGCGGTACAAAGCAGATACCAAGATCAAGAACGGTATATGCAACAACAGGCTAATCAGCCTCAAGGGCCTCAACAACAAGGCCAGCCAATGCCGCAACAGCAAAGACCTGTAGAGCCTACAGCTAAAGCAAAACAATGGCAGCAAGAAAATCCTTGGTTTGGTAACGAGGAACACAAGGATATGACAGCTTTAGCCTATGGTGTGCATGAAAGGCTTGTAAGGGATGAAGGTTTTGATCCAAATTCAGATGAATATTTTGAAGCAATTGATGCAACAATGCGTTCAAGATTTCCTGAACATTTCGATGAGGGAGCAGGCAACACCCAAAATGCCTCTTCGACCTCTCGAAGAACCAACACGGTAGTAGCACCGTCTTCAAGAAACAATGGTGCAAGGCCGCGCAAAGTGAAGCTAAAGGGTAGCCAAGTCCAACTCGCTAAAAGACTTGGTTTAACAAATGAGCAATATGCCAGGCAACTAACAAAGGAGCAAACTAATGTCTGAAGATAACAATGTAACTACATCTGAGGATGATTCCTGGTTGATGGCAGATGAGCAAGAGCGCACTCCAAGGTCTGTTGAAGGCCGTGAAGCTACAAAAAGACCGGGTGGTTCTTGGTTGCCAGCATCTGTGCTGCCAACCCCAGAGCCAGAAGATGGATGGGTATTTCGCTGGATAAGAACCAGTACTCTGGGAAACGCTGATAATACCAACGTATCCCAGAAATTCCGTGAGGGATGGATTCCTGTTAAGTCTGAAGAAAAACCCGAAATGCAGGTGATGTCAGACATCGAGTCTAGATTTGAAGGAAACATAGAGATAGGCGGTTTGCTTCTCTGTAAAGCTCCTGAAGAAGAAATGAGACAACGAGCTGAGTACTACAGAAATGTAGCGAATCAGCAGATGGAATCTGTAGATAACAGCTTCATGCGGGAAAACGATCCGAGAATGCCTCTGTTAAAACCAGAGCGCAACACTCGCACAACATTTGGACGGAGTTAGCGTTATTCGCTTTTTACTCTTTAACTTTTAATGTATCAATTGGAGATATATTATGGCAACTTCAGCCGCCCCAACTGGGGCTGAACCAGTTGGCACTTTAAGTGCTAGTGGTTCTTTTACTGGCAAAGTTCGCCACATTAAGATTGCAAGTGGCTATGGCACAGCTATCTTTTATGGTGACTTTGTAAAGTTGGTTAGTTCTGGAACTGTGGAGAAAGATACAGGGACAACTTCCCTTACACCTGTTGGTGTTTTTATGGGCTGTTCCTATACAGATCCTAGTACCAACCAGAAGACGTTTAACCAGCAGTTTCCTGCAAGCACAGCAGCTTCTGACATCATGGCGTATGTTCTTGATGATCCTAGCGTTTTGATGCTAATGCAAGGAGATGCAACTTTGGCTCAGACTACACTTGGTAATAATGTAGCGGTAGTTCAAACGGCTGGTTCAACTTCCATTGGTCGCAGTAAGAATGCAGTTGATTCTAGCACTGTGGCTACAACTAACACTCTGCCGTTAAGGATTATTGACTTTGTTGATGGCCCTACTAGCACGGTTGGTGATGCGTTTACTGATGTCATCGTTAAATTTAACGTAGGACACATATACGAAAACACCACTGGCATATAAGGAGACTGACTAATGGCTATTTCAAGAGCGCAAATGCTCAAAGAGCTGTTACCGGGCCTTAATGCCCTGTTCGGTCTTGAGTATGAAAAGTACGATGATGAGCATACGTTGATTTATGAAACTGAATCATCGGATCGTTCATTTGAAGAGGAAGTAAAACTTTCGGGTTTTGCTGCTGCACCTGTTAAAGCTGAAGGAGCTGCTATAAGCTACGATTCAGCACAGGAATCTTTCACTGCACGTTACAACCATGAGACTATTGCTCTTGGTTTCAGCATCACAGAAGAAGCTATGGAGGATAACCTCTATGATTCCCTGTCTGCTCGATACACCAAGGCTCTTGCCCGTGGTATGGCGTACACAAAGCAAGTGAAAGCAGCATTTCCTTTAAACAACGGTTTCACTAATGCTTACCAGTCTGGTGACGGGGTTAACCTGTTTACTGCTTCTGGTGACGGTGTGACTGGTGGTGATGGACACCCTCTAGTAAGCGGTGGCAAGAACAGCAACCGTCCTGCGACAGCGGCTGATCTTAACGAAACTTCATTAGAAGATGCGGTAATTAATATTGCAGCGTTTACTGATGAGCGTGGACTTTTGATTGCAGCTCGTCCTAGACGATTAGTTGTTCCGCCTGCGTTACAGTTTGTGGCAACCAGACTTCTGGAAACAGATGGCAGAGTTGGTACTGCTGATAACGACATTAACGCTTTGCGTAATAATGGTTCAATACCTGAAGGTTATTCGGTCAATCATTATCTGACTGACACTAATGCCTTCTTTGTTATCACTGACGTTCCTAACGGAATGAAGCACTTTGAGCGTACTGCGCTTGAAACTTCTATGGACGGTGATTTCGATACAGGTAACGTCCGTTACAAAGCTAGAGAGCGTTATAGCTTTGGTGTATCCGACCCTCTTGGGATCTACGGATCTCCGGGTACATCTTAACCTTGTGGGGGCGTATGCCCCCATTTTCTTTTCCTGACTGCGTAAGCAGACACTAGCCAAGACAGGAGAACATAATGGCTAATACAACCTTTAATGGCCCCGTCCGTTCAGAGAATGGATTTACGGTCATATCTAAAAACAGTACAACAGGTACTGTCACAACTGAATTCACTCTAGATGGAAACGGATTGCAGGTCACTCCAGTTGCCTTGGCAGATACAACAGCTATTTCGCTAACAGCAACAGCTCATGGAGGTAGAACCTCTGTGGTTCCTGCTTTGTCAGCTAACTGCACCTTGACTTTGCCTAGTCCCTCTGCTGGTGTTTTCTTTAAGCTGGTTTACGGTGGTGCGGCAGAAGAAGCAGAAAATCTGATTATTGATACAGGATCAGACACAAACTTCTATCTGGGCGGCATTGTTCATCTTGACTCAAACGCAGATAATGTTTCTGTATATGCAGATGGAAACTCAAACTCAATCCTGACGTTGACGGATTTTGGTTTATTTGAGATTAATGTGCTGGCAAAAGATTCAACCAATTGGTATATCTGGGGCTATCAAGAAGGTGCGGATGTTCCT